TTACAGCTTAACGCAGGTACTATTGACTCAGGTGCAGCTTGGGGAGATAGAAGTGGTTACACTTTAACTTTTGACGGAATTGAGCAGTTACCTTTCCCAATGGTTGCAGACTATACTACAATTCCATTTGACAATACAGCGTTCACAATGGGAACAATAGTTACATCTTAATTAGTATTCTTTTATATATTTTAAAGAGGGTAGCTTAACGGTTACCCTTTTTTTACACTTAGTGAGGGTGCTGCAGTTCGTCTGTATATAGAGCAATCTAGCGTTCACTATAGGGATTAAGGTTGCTTTGGCAGCCTTTTTCTCGTTATTAACCAAACAGAAACAGACTTTTTCTATTATATATTATGATACAAGCAATTACTGAAACAAATATAAAAGCTAATATATGCACAGAAGATAATAGAATAGATACGTCTGTAGCTTCTACACAGATAAGATTTTTGGTTAAGTTTATTAATGACCTTGATGATTCTATTTCTTATGTATATCCAACTTCAACAATTTATGAACGCTATACTTTAATGGAATTTGTTTATGAACCAATACTTGCAAATGTAGATTTCTATAAAGCTGACGTACATTTACTACCCGCAGGACATTGGAAATATGAAGTATATGAAGTTAGTTGGATAGGAACAGTTGTAGTTGCTCTAGCTACAGCACCTGCTACTGAAACAGATGTACTTCCTGTAGCTGATAAAAACGGAGTAGTAGAAGGAATAGTAACTAAAGGAATCTTAAACTTAACTGAAAAAGCAGGAACAGAACAAGTAAAATACACTCAGCACCCTGAACCTTCAGGAACTAACACGATATATTACGGACAATAAAATAACAATATGGATAAAATAATTTCGGTAGATTTAAGCACAAGTACAGCACCTTTAGTACAAGAAGTAAGAGGTAAAGATTACATTGAGTATGGTGATACTAATGGCGAATGGAGAAACCTCTATCCACAGTTTTTAATTGACCTTTACTATTCAAGTTCAATAACAGCTGCAATCGTAAACGCTACTGCTGAAATGATTAGTGCTGAGGACTTAGTCATAACAGATGAAGACGACAGAGATGAAGAAGCAAGAGTAAAGCTTCAAAACTTTATGAATAATGCTAATGGTAATGAAACACTACACGAGGTATTAAAAAAGGTAGCATTTGACTTTAAGCTACAAGGAGCATTTGCTCTTAATATAGTATGGTCTAAAGATAGGACTCAAATAGCTGAGATTTATCATATTGCAGTCGAAAAAATTCGCTGTGAAAAACCTGATGAATTTGGAAAGACTAGAGGTTATTATGTTTCAGGAGATTGGGCAAATACAAGAATGAACAAGCCATACAGAGTTCCTGCATTTAATGTAAACGACAGAACATCACCTAATCAAATACTTTACACAGGGCTTTACAGTCCTAGTATGAACTCTTATTATACGCCTGATTATGTTAGTTGTAATAATTGGGCTTTAATTGATTCTAAAGTTTCAGAGTTTCACTTAAATAACATATCTAACGGATTTACAGGAAGCTTTATGATTTCCTTTGCTAACGGAATACCAACAGCTGAAGAACGTAGACAGATAGAACAAAGCCTTACAGATAAATTTACATCAGAAAAGAACGCAGGAAAGTTTGTTTTGACATTCTCAGATGACAAGACAAGAGTACCTGAAATAACTTCTATTAGTCCATCAGATTTGGATAAACAATTTTTGGCACTTCAAGAACTACTTACTAGCAACATCCTCTCAGGTCATAGGGTAACTTCTAAGACACTTATGGGCTTAGATAGTGCTAATGGGTTCTCAAGCAATGCAGACGAGCTAAACGCAGCTAGTAATTTTTATCTTAATACAGTAATTGTTGGCTTCCAATCTCAAATATTAAAAGTATTACACAAGATATTCCAAGTAAACAATATGGATATGCCTGTTCAGTTCGTACAACTTAAACCAATTACTGTTAAATTTACTAATCAAGACTTAGCTGCTGTATTAACTTCAGATGAAATAAGAGAAGAAATGGGTTATGCTCCTTTAGATGTAGACGTTGATGTAAGGGAAGACTTTTCTAAAGTTGGTATGATAGACGGAAAGCCTGTTTTTGATACCATAGATGAAGCCTTAGCAAGTGCAAAGACTTTAGGGTGTGAAGGGTATCACGAACACGAATTAGAAGGTAAGACAGTCTATATGGCTTGTGAAGGTCATAAAGAAGCTACAGAGCTTTCTAAGTTCATTGAGGAGTTTGGAGAAGATATGTCTGATGAATGGGAATTAGTAGAAGAAGAAGTAGTAGATGGAGAGCATCAAGACTTTAACTATGAAGAAGTATTAAACGAACTAGCTAATGAAAAGATAGAACTAGCATCAACAGGAAGGGCTATTCCAAGTCGTAAGTCAGAACAAGATGGTATATCTAAAAAGTCTTATGATTACTTTAGAGTTAGATATGTTTATTCTAATGACAATTTCTTAACTAACAAATCAGGAGAGAAAAGAGAATTTTGCCGTAAGATGGAAGGAGCTAAAAAGCTCTACAGAAAGGAAGATATTATCAATATGGGAAGTAAGGCTGTTAATCCTGGCTTTGGAAAAGGTGGAGCTAATACTTACTCTATATGGCTATACAAAGGAGGACCTCAATGCTTTCACTTTTGGAGTAGAAGAATCTTTAAAACTGTAATAGGAGAATCTAAGACTACTAAAATAGAAGACGCTGATATGATTGGCTACACAAAAGCTAAGTCAGAAGGTTTTACAGCTAAGAAGAACGACAAGCTAGTAGCAACACCACCAAGAAAAATGAAAAATAACGGATACGTAAACGCAAGATAACTATGAGCTATGTACTATTTATATCAGAGGCTAAATTAAAGGACTCTACAGCAATCAATCTTAATGTGGATGTGGACATATTACTTCCGTTTGTAAGGGAAGCTCAGAAAATTTATGTTGAAACAGCTCTAGGGACTGACCTTAACAACAAATTGAAAGACTTAATAGTTGCAGGAACAGTTGGAAATGTAGGTAATGAAGCTTACAAAACTTTACTAGATGACTACATAGGGGATATGCTTCCTTCGTATAGTCTGTATCACGCTTTTAATTATCTTAGACATAAGGTTGAGAACGGGAATATTTTTTCCAAAACATCTGAAACGGGTACAGCATTAACTACAGAAGAAGCTCAAAGTTTTAGGGAAGAAATTTTAAATACTGGAAGTTACTATCGTGAAAGACTAATAGACTATATCCGTAATAATACAGCAAGCTTTCCTGAATACAATACAAACACAGGTGCAGATGTAAATCCTTCAAGGGAAAATTATTACAATAATATGAATCTTGAAAGACCAGAACAAGGAACAAGACTCACTTTAAGAAACTTTCTAAACGCTTCAGATTAATGAAGAAACACTACAAGCCAAAATTAATTAATATAACAAAGCTTAAATCCTACTTGGATAAAAAGCCTAATAATAAAACAAATGCAAGACAGCCTTCAAGTAGGAATAGCAAATAGTACAGCAATAGGATTAAGTCTAGGTCAGGCTAATCAAGTTCTAACTCTAGTTTCTTTGACTCTAGCTATAGGATTTACAATTTACAAATTTATCAAGTTTGATAAAAAAAAATGATAAACCTCTTATTAATTAGAGATACATTTAGTAAGGAGAGTACGATTGGAGAACTCTTTATAAATGGAGAAAGAATATGCGACACCTTAGAGAATTCTTGGCAAGATAATCAAAGAAATATAAGTTGCATTCCTGAAGGGGTTTATCCTGTAAGACTTAGACTAGCTAGAGAATCAGCTTCAAGAGATTACTTACATCTCTTAGTACAAGACGTTCCTAATAGGGATTGGATATTATTCCACAGAGGTAATTACCCTAAAGATACAAGCGGCTGCATTCTAGTAGGACTAGGCAGCCAACAGGACGTTGTTAATAACTCTGTCTTAGCTATGGACTTATTAATCAAAGAAATACTACATTTGGGCGGAGAAAATATTAACTTAATAATTAAAAATAAATAATATGAAAAAGTTTTTTCAAAAGTATCTTATCGGACAGATGTTAAAGTCAAAGAAGTTTTGGTACGCAATCAGTTCAGTAGTCATTCCTGCAATAGTAACTTACTTAGGAGTTGATGCTGATACAGCAAAAGAGTTATATCACGCAATCTTAGTTCTTATTGTTGGACAAGGAATAGCTGACGTAGCTAAGAAATAGTTTGTCTAAAGAAGGAAAAAGACTAAGACTTTCCTCTGAAGAAGTTGAGTTAATCAATGAGAGCAGGGGAAAGGACTTACAAAACATTAACGGCAATACAGCCTTAGACATACATCTTAAAGATAGAGGTATAGATAAGAATGATATTGTAAGCGTTAAGCATTGGCAAAATATGGGGGGTGATTTACGCTTTTCTATAGTTACCAAAGAACAATATGGTACAGACCAAAACGATCTACTTGAAGACATAAAAAGTCTAATTGAAAATCATTCTCCAAAATACCCTGAAATCAAAAGAGTTAAAGGTGAACACTTATTAGTGATAAATCCTGCTGATATTCATATAGGTAAACTAGGAGTAGCTTTAGAAACAGGTGATGACTATAATACAGAGATAGCATACAATAGAGTATTAGAAGGTGTTACAGGACTTATAAGCAAGGCTCAAGGGTTTAGTATAGATAGAGTCTTATTCTGTGTAGGTAATGACATTCTACATATTGACAATGTCTATAATACAACTACAGCAGGAACTCCACAAGATGCAGATGGTAAGTGGTGGCAACATTTTGAAGTCGCTTTAAAATTATATGTTAAATGCGTTGAGATACTTAGACAAGTAGCACCTGTAGATGTTGTACATTCAATGTCTAATCACGATTATCAAAGTGGATTTCATTTAGCACACTCTTTAAAGTCTTGGTTTAGAAATACTAAAGATGTAACATTTGATATATCAGTAGCACACAGAAAATACTATAAGTATGGTTCTAATCTTATAGGACTAGAACACGGAGATGGTGCTAAGATGGATAAACTCCCTATGTTAATGGCTAACGATAGACCTTTAATGTGGGCAGAAACTAAATACAGATATTGGTATCTTCACCATATACATCACAAAGTAAAATACAAATGGCTAGACGCTAAAGACTTCATAGGTGTAACTGTTGAATATATGCGTAGTCCTTCAGGTACAGATTCCTGGCATAATAGAAAAGGATTCTGTGGAGTACAAAAAGCAGTTGAAGGTTTCATTCATTCCAAAGACTCAGGGCAAATAGCAAGGCTAGTACACTATTTTTAGCACCCCGTATAGCCGTTTTAGGCACTTTCTTTTCTTTTTAATACTAATATACTAGACAAGCTATAAAGTTCGTCCTAGATGTAAACACCTTAATTGTTAATAACTTTGTAAATAAACTTGTTTATAATTGTGTGAGTAACTTAAAAGGTGTAGTTTTGTCAAATATTAATCAATACAATTAAGATGAAAAATTTTAGAATGAAGGAAGCAACAAGCAAACAGGAAGCAATTATAAGTTTATTAGATGTTCAATCTAACCAACCTAATCTATTACCTGATAATACAGTATTAACTGAAGATGGACTTAATATATTAAAATTTCAAGTAGTAAGAGATTTATTTATTAAGGTAAAAACAGCATACTATAATTCTCAGGATAACTCAAAAAAATTTTAAGATGACTATACAAGATGCAGAATACTTAGAAGATACTACTTTCATTGACTACAACAAAGCTCACTACTCTAAGTTTATGGGGTATCAATTAGACAATAAGAAAGTAATAGCTGAAGAATGGCTTTTAAAACCTCAATACTTATCTACAGGAATTAATACTTATGATAGAAAGTCAGGACACTTCAGTAATGACTTGAGTAATAATGGTAGGTCAGTAATTGTAATAGGAACTGAACTACAGACTTTCAGGAAGTTTGAAGAAATGCTAAAGACTTACGGTTGGCAAACTCAAGATGACTGGAGAGTAGAATTGAAACCTCAATATTTAGAATACTATAAAGAAAACAATAATTCACCAATAATAATAAATTTAAAATAAAATGAATCTAGAAAAATTAAAAACAGAGATACCTTTCAAATGGAGGGTTCAATCAGCAAATCAATACGGAGCTTCTTGTGTAGCTTATATAGACGCAAGAGATTGCCAAGACATATTAGATCAAGTATGTGGTCAGGAAAATTGGCAAACTATATATTACGAAAGTTCAGGATTGTTATTCTGTAAAGTAGGAATAAAAATTGAAGAAGATGAATGGGTATGGAAGTCTGATACAGGTTCGGAATCTAATGTAGAAAAAGACAAAGGACACGTTTCAGACGCTTTTAAACGAGCTTGTGTGAATTGGGGAATAGGAAGATTCCTTTATAGTATGACTATTGTAAAGCTACCAGTAAAGGAAAAAAATGGTAGATTTGCACCTTACTCAGCAAAGACAGGAAAGTTCATCTATGGAGATGACATAACAAAATGGTGTAACTCACTTAGTAGCAAATAATTTAACCGAGAAAAGTCCTACTCACTAATCATAGGCGAAATATATAATGGAAGTAAAAGGAACATTAGTAAAAAAATTAGCAGTAGAATCAGGAATTTCAAAGTCTGAAAAGGTTTGGAAAAAGCAAACTGTAGTTGTTGATACAGGTGCAGAATACAATCCTGAAATAGCAGTAACAGCTTTTGGAGATGAT